GTTCTTCCTTTATCTCTTTCTGGAGCAAATAAACTGATTCATTAAACATATTGCCTTCATAGGGTTTATATTTCGATAACTCAACCTTTTTCAATGTCTTAAACATCAACTTTAGAGGAGAGACAGTAACTTCTGTCTTACCTTTAAAGTAGGAGTATTCCTCTGGAGCAAGCTCACTATTGATTATATTAATCGAATAGTCAGGCTCTTCCTCTTGACCCTCTAAATAAGGACCATAGAGAGGACATGTGACCTTTCTCGTGAGTTTCTTCTGACGAGAATGACGTTCCACTCCTTCAACCAAATACTTGGAAGGAGAAGATTGAGTTTTTAAGCAATATGATGCGATGCATCTCTGATAATCAGTTACTTTAATATATTCTTTAACCTCATCATAAACTTTAATCCTAAACCACCTAAATTTATAGGTAGGAACCAATTGACACCTTGCTGCGGTAGCCGTTTTCCATTGTAATATAGAAAACGGGTGTGAGCTCTTAGCTTTTGAGATGCTCCTTCCATCACTTGCTGGTAGTTATCAGAAAGTCGCTTTACCAATAGTTCCTTACTATCGGACACGACCTTAGATATTCCCATAAGCAAGCCTACGTTGAAGAATTTTACTTCTTTAACGACAGCGGTCAGTTCGGTCTTTTCTACAGTGAATAACTTGGAGTTGATAGTTAAAACACTGTCATGGATATAGTTTTTACCCACACTTAATTTGAATCCCACCTCCTTCACTTCATTCTTCCATATATCATAATGTTCCTCATTACTCTGGAATAAAATATCATCTCCGTTGATTAAAACAGGAAGTTCCTCTAGAGGAATATCCTTTTCTAAATACGATTCGAGTGACATCCAGTAACTAATAAGATTTATGATACATAAAATTGGAAATGAAAGCGGCGATCCCATTAGTTGGCCATTTGTTTGGACAACAGGAGGATGGATCGGGACTCCCATTATGCTTGGATAATGCACGATATGAGGTTTAAGGACAGATAAATATATTTCTTCTAATTTGTTCTTTTCACTATTTCTACTACTAAATTTCTCTTTAATACTCTCTAATTCAATTTCGAGTTCTTCAATCTCGAATTCAAGACTAGAAATCAACAACTGGTCTAGAACAGTTTCCTGTCCCAAAAATTGTTCGGTTTCAAATTGAATTAATACCTTTAATATTTGCTTCTTCTTTTCATTAATACTATTGAAAATGTCGAGTCTCCTAGACTCCATTTGTTCATAGACACGGAAGTCTCGTTCCCAAAGGAAACGAACTGCCTGGGATGTGAAT